GGGCGGAGCAATCCTGATATTCTCAGGCACATGCTTGGCATGCACCTTACCCACGCAAGCCACAGCCTTCAGCGGCTCTGTCAGCTGTATGTCAAACACATCAGCCGCCTCCGCCCCTGTCAGCCAAGTTTCGGCTTCAACCATGTCGTGAATCTGCTCATCGGTTACCCCGTACAAAGCGGCTTTACGGTAAGTAGTCTCAAGCCCCTCCTGGATGGTGTTCAGGATATCTGCCACCTTACGCAGGTCATCCGAGTTGCCATAAACACCGACTGTGGGTTTGTGAATCATCAGATATGCATTGGACGGCATCCGGCGCTCGTCTGCGGCAAAGAAAATCTGTGTCGCAATACTGCAGCACCAGCCATCCACCACTGCTGTCGTGTGTCCATCATGGCGGGCGATCATATTGGCGATGGCCACGCCGGCATTCACCACACCGCCATCGCTATTGATGTATATGGTGAGGTCTTTGCCTTTGAGCTCGTCTAGCTGCTGACGAATTTCTTTGGGCCACTCAAAGCCGGTGCCCGGGTCGTCCCAAGCCTCAAACACGCCCCCCATATCGTCATCCACGATGGCGCCGCTGATGTAGAGTTCAGCGGCATTGTCACTCTTGTTTCGGATTTTCAGCATCAATCTCACCTCCTTTTTGCTGATACGCCAGCCCTATGTCTTCAAGCTTTACATAGGAGCCGTTGACCATATGCACATCGCCGTTTTCACACGGCGGCATGTCGAGTTTATTGCGGGCTTCATTCGGGCTGTAGATGGCCGTGGTGACCAGCTTCTGCAGGATATCGGCCTGCTGGGTGGGGTCGCCCCGGAGGATAACCCACACATTAAACTTGAAGCCCAGCCCCTTCCTCTGCTCAGATGCGGTCAGCAGTTTACGGTTCATCTCCTGCTCATAAACCGTCACGTTATAGAGCAGAGTATTTACATAGAACTGCAGGTTCTGCATGGCTGAGTTGTTATAGGACGACTTGGTGTAGTCGTTCAGGTGGTCAGGGTTCACGCCAAAGGCAGCCGCAATCTGCAATGCGTTGTACTTCCGCAGTTCGTAGAACTGGGAATCAGTCAATTTGAGGTCGAGAGTCTGGATGTCACAGCCAACCGGCAACGCCACCATGCGCCGGCTCTCATCCTTGGCCTGCTGGTTGATGGACCGCAAAAGCTTACGCCGGCCTTCCTCATTGAGGTCGCCAACGTATTTGACCACGGCATTTGCCGTGAGGCCCTTCTCATAGAGCTTATTCAAAAAATCCTGGCTGGCCTTGTTGCCATTCATGCTTTCCGCCAGAATCTCCCTGACAGACTTACCAACAAGGCCGCTCTCTTCGGTTATCCATGCGCGCACATGCAGCATGTCCTCCGGCTCTATCCAATACTGCTTCCCGGTGCCTGTGTCCGAATAGCAGTAATAGAAGCGCCGCCTGGTGTATTCCTCCGTATTGTTCACCCAAAGCTGCACCCGCTGGGGCGGCAGGATATGAAGCCCGGTCAGCTTCCCCCTGTCTCGGGCGATGAAGGCGTAACCGTTGCCGAAGTGATTCCGGCAATACTCCAGCGTCGTGAAGAACTGGATCGGCGTCATACCGATATTCGGTTCCACACATAAAAACCGGGTCGTCTCATGAGACGATACCCGGTTCTTGTCGCCGTCCATCAGATAGACGGGCATTTTCCCCAAGCTTTCCGCCAGGGTTTTCATGCAAGTAAAATATGTGATTTCGGAGAGGTCAGGACCATAATTCCCGTGAGTTCCGGAAAAGAGCTCCATGATTTCAGACATGGAAACCGTGGGACCACCCCCACCCGTATCATTGCTGAACGCCTTTTTTATGGTGCTCATTATGTTCATCAGCTTTCACCCCCTTCCAATCCCATTTCTTCCAGAAACAGGTCAAGGTTTGCATTCCCATCTACCGCCCGCTTGCCGTCTGTGAAGAACAGCTTCCAAGCATCCAAGACAGCATCACAGGGGTCAATCCTCTGCTTCTGGGTCATCTTGTCGATTTTGATTTCCCCGAAGCTGTTCGGCTGGCTTATGATGGCATTCACCATGCTCCATGTGAGCAGGGCGTTTTCTTTGTCATAAGCCACCGTGCCCGCCTTGACCGACAGCTGGAAGTCAACTGTGGTGTCGTTCAGGCTCCTGGCAGACTGGGCAATGTCTGTCAGGTCGCAGGGCAGAAGGTTCTCCAAGTCTGCCAGCAAGGTATCAATGTTGTGGCGGTCATACCCGCACCCAATGACCTGCAGCTGGTACTTGTCAATCATATCTGCCAGCTCCGACACGATATGCTTGTAATCGGTCTTTATACCATAGATGCCAGAGGTGGGAGTCAGCAGGCCTTTCGATACCCAGTAGCCATACGGCACATCATCGGTGCGCTCATGCTCAGCCAGGCGCAGCTCAGGGATGTAGCTATGACTCCAGACGTAAGCTGGCTCCTCCGGCTTGAGCGGAGGAAACACCAACGCTATGGAGGTGAGGTCGCCGCCAGAGGAAAGGTCAATGCCAAGGTAGCATTTACGGCCCTTCATCTCCTGCAGGGTGATGGCCTTGCCACAATCCCTCCACCGGGCAGCGTCCACGAAAGCGCCTCCCGTGTAAGTCACCCAGCGATTGAGGGATTTGGTGAGGAAGTTTACCAGCTCCTCGCCCTGTTTCTCTTTTGCGTCTATAGCCTTCTCGGCCATGCGTGCAACCATCGTCGGATCCAGATTCTCATCGTCCGCCCAGAGCTGCAGCGGGTTTGCCTTCGCCCAATTCTTTGAGTCCCAGATGTCGTCCTCTTCATCCAGTTCTGCGATATAGACAAAGAGCGAATCCTTCTGGACATTCCCCTGCAGCACCTGCTTGCAGAATCGGTAGTGCTCATAGCATGGCCCATTCAAATTGAATCCCGCCGTCGTGATGGCGAAGGTCAGGGCATTGTCCACGGCCAGCTGGCCGTCCTGCATGAGCTTGTACATCTGGTTTGTGGGATGAGCGTGGTACTCATCCACCACCGCGAGCACAGAACGAAAGCCATCTGCAGATTTTGTGTCTCTGCCGATGGCTTTTATTATTGTGCCGGTAACCAGACTGGTTATCGTGCGGTCATATTTACGGATTTTGTAAAGGCCTTTCAAGTCTGGGTCGGACTCGATGAACTTGTCTATTTCGTCCCAGACGATATTCGCCTGGTCTTGCTTTGTCGCTGTGCAGAATATCCTGCCCAGCTGGTAGCCGGAGAACGTGGCGACATCGTTGCACATCTCTCCGGCAAGGAATGACTTGCCGTTCTGGCGGGCTATCTGAACATACGCTTCACGGAATCTCTTCAGCTTTGAGCGCTTCTTTCGCCAGCCGAAGATGCTGCCGATGATGAAGTTCTGGAAACCTCTCGTCGTCAGCTTCTTACTGCCCACGCCTTCGCCGATGGTCAGCGTGTTGGCAATGTCGATATGCTTCTCCGCTTCCTTGACATCAAAAATATACTCGAAGTTTGGATTATTCATGTCGTCGAGGTGGCGCTTGCAAGCAAGGTATTCAGCGTTCCCGCAGATGCGCTTCCCACTCAGTATCAGTTTTGCATAGGCCGTGGTTCTATCAGTTACTTTCGCCATGGCCATCAAGCTTTCAGGAATTTCAAGAACTTATTCTCCTCGCGCTCCTCGGCCCTGGTGGGCACGATAAGCCGCAGCCGGTCAGTAGTCGCGAGGCCCAGCTTCGCGCTGCACTTGAAAATCGTGTTGGCGCATTTATCAGCAATCGCGACATAAGGTGAAGGGATTAGGTTATTGGCGCCCATCACAGTCAACCCATCATTCTGAAGATGATCCGATGCTTCGACGTACCTGGCATAGTTGTCGGCGTAAATCGCCAACACCCCCAGATCCAGATTATCCAGCAGATTGATTTTCCCGGCTTCACTCACAATCCGGCAGTATTCGTCTGCCGCTTCAGTGCTCAGCCAAGCCGGAGCGCTGATTTCCAGCTGCTCTCGGTCAATTTTGATCGCTTTTTCCTGGATTTCCCGATTCAAGCGCTTTTCTTTGCCGATTTTGCCGGTGGAAATAGCGACCACTTTTCTCGGTCTCCCTCTCATTTCCTTCACCTCCTTAAACAGAACATTGGTTCTTAGAACACTTGTTTCATTGGTATTTTCTGGCGTTTTTGCAGGAGAAAAGAGGGCGCGTGCTGGAAGGAATAAAGTCAAAAACTTTTTGAACCCGCCCCTCTGGTCAGTCGACCATACCCGGGGCCCTCCCCCTCCGAATTGCTCGAAGTTTTGCCAGCATTTCCGTCTTAATCTTGCCGCCTTTGCCATATGCATCGTGAATCATTTTGTGAGTCCTGGCTGAGACACAGACAAGATTGTCCATATCCAGCTTCCCTCCCGGCTCCTCATCCACAGGCACAATGTGATGCACCAGACGCGCTGGAGTCAGCCGGCGCTCATAGTGCAGGATATACTCATCAGCATAGCCAGCCCGCGACCTTGCTGCCTCAGCTGCGGCTTTCCACTGCGCTGAAGAATAAAAGTCATTGCTTTCCTTGTCCCGATGTTCCCGGTTATAAACCTTGAACCTATCCTTCTGGCACTCACACTGCTGGCCCTGCTGCACCTTTCTACCGCATGATCCGCAAATCCTCACCAGCATCACAAGCACCTCCGTATTTGCATAATAAATGGCCGCCCTTATGGCAGAGCGGCCTATATGTAGAAAAGGAGGTTTTCACTGCATCTTCGCATACTACAATATTATCATGTTTAGGCGGGGGTTTTCGGTACCCGTAAATTATTTTTTTCTTCAAGCTTCATTTTTATCATCAAAACTTTGCTCACAATCTCCTTCCACCATATTCGTATAGTCTTCTCATTAAGCACATGCTCACGGCCTATATATCTCTCAGCCATCCATGCTGCATACTTGCATTGCAAGTATGGCACCCACGATGGACGACCGACACCATGCGATATAGACTTGCAGGCTTCCGCTTCACGGCGCAGCTCGACAAACTTCCGCTTTTGCTCAGTCATTCCTCGGAGAACAATCTCTATGGCTTTCAGCCAAAGATACCCAGAACTGTTGTTGTCAAATTCAATCCCTCTAATAGCTGCCGATTCAGTTGGATTCCCCGGAAGATTTCCCCGACCAACACTGCTCCCATTGTTCTGAGTCATATATGCCAATCTATCATCTTGGTATTGCCGCAAAAATTTCTCATAGCCCAGCAAAAATTGCTCAGCCTTCCAAGTATCGCTCCCGACTTCTTCCATCAGTTCTACGCACTCTTCGTTCGTCGCCAACATTTATATCGCCTCCGTAATATGGTATAATATAAATATTGGTTCCACCCCCTGGACCCGGACCATCGACGCACCGCTACTGCCATTGCGGTGCGTTTTTATTTTGCAGTTATCACTGCCCTCCATGTTTCTGCAGCCTTTTTACAATCTCAACATACTGCAAAGTCAGCTCATTGACCTGACCGTACAGCTCCTTGAGCTGCCTCTCCTGCTTATCCACCGTCTGCCTAGCCTCCATCAGCTGATGAGTTGCCACGCCCAGGCCAACCGCCAGCGAGATAGACAAACACAAAAGAAATATCGTTAACTTATTCATTGCGCACCTCATTTTGCCACCTGTTATCATAGTTCCATATTGCGCGCGCATCATTAGGTCTTACTGTCCCGTACCATTCTACCGACCATTTCGCCCCGCAATTTTGACAAAGAGCAGTATATCTTGCGCCATACCAAAGAGGTTCCTCGCTAATTTTTATGTCCTTGCCACCGCACCCTGGGCAGGGCCTTATTTCCCATTTATCGTCTACCACTTTATCCCTCTCCTTCTAACAGCCAAGGCAATGCACAGGCACGACAACGCCACCACGATTTTATTTTTCATTCCGTCAACTCTCCCCACTTAACCTCAGCTTTTTTGCACCAGGCAATTGCTTCTTCCATTGTTGCTCCACCATGCAAGCCGCCAGCTTTATCGGAATACAGCCACGCAACAACACCTTTGTTGATTTCTTCCACGCTGTAGCGCACATTGTACGGATCACCCAGGCACCCGGTCACTTTTAGCCAACCATCAGACTTGATGCCGATATACCGGAGATGCCCGTGATTTTCGTTCCAGTCATCATCTTCCTCATCATTCCACTCATACGGCTCTCCGGCGTTACAATCATAGGGCGCGTCGTTCCAATCATCGCCCCACTGGTGCTCGAAGTTGTCCGTGAAGTAGAGGACATTATCTCTAAAATAGCACAGCCGGAAATCTTTATCCTTTTTTGCCATCTCTTTCCCTCCGTGCTTCAATTCTCTCAGCAACGTTAGCAGCTCTAGCCGTTCCCTATCATCTATGTCCATAGGGCCACTGTCATATGTCGAATCTAGCAAAGAAAACCATTTATCAATCAATTCGTCTACGCTTATTCCCAGATACTCATCTGGCACCATTTTTCTCTCTCCTTATCACATCCCAACCAATCAACGCACCCATAACTACAGGCCAAACCGTCCTGAAAAAGTCAATGTCTGGGCAAAACCAAAAGCAAAGCACCATTCCCATAAGTATGCCAGCGCATAAATACCATACGTTATCCTCTGTCCTTGTCATTCCTCGTCCTCCAAAATCTGCTCATAAACTTTCCGTATCTCGTTGGCACACGAATCACTGCATATTCCCAAATAATTATCCTGTTTATACTTCAGTACAGGACAATTACGACATTCAGCTTCATACGCCATCTTGCCAAACATTTCCCAGAAATCTTCAATATCCATATTCAGTCCCTCATAATCTCAGCCTCGCCTGTCAACAAGTCCATCAGTACAAACGAATCCATGTCTACATACGGATTTTCCAGTCCGTACACTTCGAAGCCACGCTCAAGAAATCTAACATCGTATCTTTTGCCGTATCTGATAATGCAGAAACGCTCTCTTAGCTTCTTGCCAAACATCTGGGCAACCTGCGCCATTTTATTCTCTGCCATCATCAGCCCTCCTGTTCCATGCTTCGATATGCGGTTTTGCTATTTCGCCCATTGTTTTATTATTTCTCCCTGTCTTTATCTTCGGCCATTGCGCAATCACGCCGCAATCACTGCACCGAATCCCGCTAACAGATAAATCCAAGCCGTAGCACACCTGAATCTTTCCACCGCCACAGAACGGGCACCTTTTCAATTCAATCTCTGCCATTGTCCTGCGCCTCCCCGTACTCCATACATAGCCATTCTCTCAATGTCTTTTTGTTACGTGCGTCCCAGTAATAACTCACCACGCCATTCATTTCAACTTTTGATAAGAATCTTATCATGTCATCTATGTTCATTGTCTGAATCCGTTCGAGATTAGTCATCGTTCTCGCCCTCCTTCAGCTTGCTCAAATTTGCGGAAGTTCCAGCCATGGCTACCACAAACGCAACCCAAATCTATTCCTGCCTTAGTGCATTGCCGCCAGCTCTTTCGAAAAACATAATCAATGTCCTCACCCGGCTTGATATTGCCATGCTTATCTAAATGCTTGTTGGGAATCCAGACATTCTGATTAGTGCCATTCAGAGTAAATCTTTTTGCTTTCATTACAGCATAGTCTCGGCGTGGTATGCAGTTCAGCTTAATTCCTTTATAGAACTGCTCTTTCTGGTTTATGCAGGCCCTTATCTCTTTATCCTTCATGCCCTCATAGTCAGGGTTAGTATACCAATGTTCAAGCACCTTACAACTCGCCATCGTCCTCGCCCTCCTTCAGAACCGCCAGCATTTTCTTTGCCGCTGCTACTGCTTCTTCCTCTGTTTTAAAAACAAGACCACATTCTTTTATTTTTATATCAGTAGGGTCATCTCTATAGGTATAAGAGACATAAAAATTGGAATGTAGAAAGCTAGGCACATAATACCTAACACCATATTTCAACCAACAATAGGGGTTACATTTTTCTTCAAGCCTATCAATAGCAAGCCTAGCACCAGTAAAAATATCAAATTCATCTTCTGGAGAGCACCTAGCAATACCTGCTTTATTACCTTTTTTAGCAATGACTTTATTGCCATCAATAAAAATGTTAATATTTGCTACATCTTCAAGCATTTCATCAGTCCAGTACCGTTTAGCTGAGTCTTCTTCAAGTTTATATCTACCCGATTCAGTAATACTTTTAATTGTCACGGTTTTGCCACAATATTTCTCCATATCGTTTACAAATACAACATATCCATATATTCTATCCGCAACTAAATCCTTTTTGACTCTTACCTTATCTCCGACTTTGTACTTCATCTTCCTCGTCCTCCTTTCAAAACAACGCCATTTGCTCATGCTTAGTTGGTGCACTCTCAAATGCTTTGAGAACAGTAGGAACTTCTGACCGCATCAAAATAGGAGTTCGTTTATACCCTATCTCTTGCAAAACATCCATATCTTCTTTGCGTAGGACGAACATATATAAGTCATGCTTTATTTTATCCTGCAAATAAGCATCATACCTGGCTTTTATGCAATCATATAATCTCCGTTGCTTATCATTCATCGTCCTGCGCCTCCTCTTTGCGACCGACATTCATGTCACTCACAAGCTCCACTCTCACACCGGCAGGGATATTATCCATGACAGTAATACCCCCGCACCTGCTGCACTTTATCCGGTCCCTGTGCAGCTTATCCTCGGACCGCTCGATGACGGCCCAGCCGCCGCAGGGGCATTTGACGTACTCCCTAGTGCTCCTCATGCTTTATGCTCTGCTTTCAGCCACAGCACCCTGCCTCTCATGCAGGTATCTGCAGCCAGGGCCCTGCATTTGCCATCACGCCAGAAAGCGCACCATTGGCACTTGGTATAGTGCAATCCCACCTGCTTGTCATACTCCTCATCCAGCAGGCTTTCAAGCCACTCCCTGTTCGTCACTGTCCATCATCCTTCCCACGGCTTATCACACACTGGGCACCGGCTGCCGGTCATGTCTCTTTCATGCCCGCAGATGGGGCAGGTACCATCACCCCTGCCACCGTTGTAGCCCCAAAATTCGACAATGGTATTCTTCCCGTCATCGAAGAAGCCCTGATACCCATCGTCAGCCGCTCTTCCCTTTATGGCGCACACCATGAAATCATCCTCTATCTCTTCATTCAGATTTTTGTCCACGATGAAGTCCTCTATTTCGTCCAGCGTGGGCTGCCGCTGGCTGCCGATGAAGCGGTATGTCCAGCGGCGGTCATCGCCATACTCCTTCTCAAAGGTGATTTTATTCCTTGCCATTATCCGACCACCTTCATGCCCTTCTTCTTCGCCCAAGCCGCCAAGGCCGCCTCGGATTCCTCTCTGCTCTCCACATGGCCGAAGCCGTGGTGGCATGTCTTCCAGCCGGCCTTCCCGGGCTTCTGATACCTGGGGCAGAACTTGCCCGCCAGGTCCTCCATCACTTTATACTTCCAGCCTCGGCTGTCCTCATAAACTGTCTCGCTCATTTTGCTTGCCCCATTTCATTCTCGCTGGTGGCGAAAGCCATCATCACCCGCATCGAAGCATTCACCAAATGGGGCTCGCTGCGATCCCCCATCAGGTACATAATCAGATGCCGCACGGCACGCCAGGCATGTTCCTTGGTGGGAATCGTCCTCCAGGTCTCCCCCGGGTGTTTAACTGCCCCGGCGGTCAGCCCTTTGGCGACTTCATTCAGCCAAGCAGGCTCGATGTAACGAAACTCATTGTTTTCCTGATCCTGCGGATATGCCGCCCTAGTCTCACTCATTCACTGAGTCCTCCTCTGCATCTTCATCGTCAAAATAACCCATCAGAAGTCCTGCGAAGGCCACCCACTCCATATTGACCTTGGTGAAAAACTCTGCCCAGTCCTTGTTCAGCTTGTAGCAAAATGCCATCAGCGCTATCAGCAGCAGTATGTTCACTACTAGCATCAAGGCCAGCATTGTCGACATACTCATTTATTGAATCCCTCCCCCTGCTTGCCACCATGTAGCAACTTCTACTCCAGCAGCCCTCTCTATTTCAAAAACCAACTTATCAAAAGCCTTTTCCCCTATGTGGTATAACTTTTTTATTTCATTGGGGTTTGCCAGGAGGAGTTTTCCCAATGTGTCATAGTCATATGCCCTAAGTGATTTCTTTATCGATGGCCGTAGGTCTAAATCATCTATGCTGATATCTGCTAATCTAATAGCTTCAAACAGAGATTCTTTATTTATCATTTACTCAATCCTCCTGAAGCCATCATATGCGAACAGTGTCAATTCCCTCTCAGCCTCGGCCTGTGTCCCATACACCGCCATCACCTTCGGCTTCCTGCCCTGGCGGTATTCCATGACGGCGTATCCGTTACTCCGGGGCTCGACTTTGAAAGTCCTTGTTTTAGTCAGATTCTGATAAACCACTAGGCCGCCTCCCATTCCATCAATTCTGCCAGGCTGTCAAGTTTACGCTGGGCATCGTGCTCGTATTCATCCTCAGCCAGGATTGCGACAATCTTTCCCTCCCAGTCCCGCTCGACTACTGCATATTCAAGTACCACCAGCTCGACTGCAATCGTGTGCCCTGTCCTGGGATTCTTATATGTCATTGTCTCGCACCTCCCAGCAAATGCTTATGCCTCACAAAATAACATCCCGGTGCTTTAAACCCCAAGGCCGTGCCGATTTCCTCCCAGGTCATGCCCGCCTCCCTCATAGCCGCCATTTCGCGTGTTCGCTCGACATGGTTTACCATCCTGCGACCAGGTCCAGCCAGTGGATTCCCCGTTTCATAGAGGCTGAATGCATCCTCAACAGATGTGGGGGCGGCGCGCAGGATGGCGATGCAGAGGGCTCCATAATTTGTTGCATGGATGATGTCTAAAGTGTCGCTTCTCCGCATTTTGCAAACTCCGCCTCCACATCGAAACCGCATTCATCCAGAAGGATTTCTTTTACCACGCCGGCAGTCAGCTTCTCTCTGTAGCAATCAGCTGTAAATTCGTTGAAATCATGCAGGAAGTCCCTCAGACGCTTACCGCCATACCCGCGCTTGCACCGCAGGAACATAAGCACAACCATCAGCAGGTCTCCGGCCATGCGAGGGGCAAATTCCTGGTCAACATGCTGGCAGGCGTTCCGGCTGATTTCATTGACCATATCGGCCTTCATAGCCGAGAGAGCGGCCTTTGCTTCTATTGCCGACATCCCCTGCATCTTCCGCTGCAGCTCCCTGGACTTCCGTCTTGTTATGCTTGCCATTACTTCTGCCTCCCTATGTGCTTCACTCTGTCCTGCTCCTCTGCCTGCTTGGCATTGTTCCAGCGGTCAATGGTGCCCACCAGGTAACCCGTTATCCGCCGGATGCGCTCGAACTTGACATTGCGGCAGGTGTACTTCACGTCCACCATACCCTCATCACCCTCGGCCCGACTGACCTCCAGCCGGACAATCTCGCCGTTTGCTTTGGCGACTGCCCGCTCAAGATAGCGCCTGGCCTCATCTTCCGTGAAGCCCGGCAGGTTTTCTGCTGTGACCTCCACTCCGTCAATCATCATTGTGCTCATAGCTTAGCTCATCTCCCAGCTTTTATTAAGCCCATACACTTCCTTGCCTTCTGCCATTGCTTCAGCTATCTGCCGCACGACATCTTCAGCCTCTTGTTTATTTCCGCAAGTGCAAAGTAGCTGCCAACGGCCATCCTCTCGTTCCCATCCCACCAGGACTTCATCGGAGCTATGATTAGGCCAGTATCCTATGCGTTTCACATAGTCAAGGTTTATAAGCTCCTTTTCCCTAGATAGCAGATACATTTAAATCCTCCATTAGCCTCTCTCTGAATTCCTTTTTGGTCATGATGTGCCGTTTCTCCGGCGGGTAGTAAATTGGATAATCCATCGACGCCAAGCGCGTTTTGCTTTCACGGCTGGTGTCAGTCCTTTTCCTGCGTTTTTGCGTCATGTAGTTTCGCCTTCCTTATCTCAGCCTTCACAGCTTCCATGAGTGCGTCCTGCCCCGCTGCCTTCGACCGCAAGGCACGCATGACTTGCTCGTCTATGGTTCCCTTCGAAACCAGATGATTGATTATCACGGGTTTATCCTGCCCCTGGCGGTGCAAGCGGGCGTTTGCCTGCTGGTAGAGCTCCAGGCTCCAGGTCAGCCCGTACCATACGATTAAATGTCCACCCGACTGCAGATTTAATCCATAAGCGGTGCTGGCAGGATGGGCCAGCAGCATCGGGATTTTGCCCTGATTCCAGTCGCTGACCTCATCCGCCCCCTCCAGCTTCCTGGCCGTGGGAAATTTTTGCATCAGCGTGTCCAGGTCGTGCTTGTAAGCGTAGAACACCAACATGGGCTTGCCCTCATTCTGCTCTACTATTTCTGCAAGCTTTTCAATCTTGGCGCTGTGTATATCGACGATGTTGCCGTCATCGGTATAGACGCGCCCGTTTGCCATCTGCAGTAGCTTATTGCTGAGTGCTGCGGCATTGGCGACGGTAATCTCATCTTCGGATCCGAGCCCCAGCACCAGCTCTTTCGTCATTTTCTGATATGCTTTGACCGCTTTGTCCGGCAGGCTGATTTTGATTACATTGTCGATGCGGGGCGGCAATGTCAGATAGTCAGCGGCCTTGAGGCTCATGACCTCCGGCGCAATAGCGTCGTATATTTCCTGCTCTGCCCTGCTGTCCCGCAGGCGGTAGCTGTATACTATGTGGCCGTTCATCTTGTCCGGCTTGAAATACTGCTCCCTGTATGCGGTGACGCTCTGGCCCAGCGCCGCCCCCTTGTCCAGCAGATAGATCTGGCTCCATAAATCGACTAGATTATTTGGGGCAGGCGTGCCCGTGAGAATCACCACCCGGGAAAAGCAGGGCAGGCTCTTCCGCAATGCCCGGAAGCGCTTAGCCGTGGGGCTCTTGAAGCTGCTGGATTCGTCCACAACCACCATGTCGAAGGGCAGCCGGAATTTGAAGAGCTCGCAGAGCCAGACTACATTTTCCCGGTTGATGACATAGCAGTCAGCTGGCATCCGCAGCGCCGCGATGCGCTGCTTGGCGGTGCCCAGCACGGTGGAGAAGCGCAGGCTCAGGTGATCCCATTTGCCGGCTTCATCCTGCCAGGTGGACTCCGCTACTGTCCGGGGCGCTATTATCAGCACGCGCCGCACCTCAAAGAGGTCATATATCAGATTCTGGATGGCGGTCAGCGTGATGATGGTCTTGCCAAGCCCCATGTCCAGGAACAGGCCGTAATGGTCGAAGCGCTCCAGGCGGTCAATCGCTTCCGCTTGATATGCGTGAGGTATGAACTTCACAGGACACCACCTCCTTGATAAACGCCCCCACCTGCTCCCGGCTGTCGATCACCCAGACACGGAAGCCCAGCTTGGCCATGCGGTTGAATACTGCTTTCTGCAGGGGGCGGAGGATTTTCCCCTGAGATTTAATCTCGGCGAAAGCTACCCGACCGCCTGGCATAAGCACCACCCTGTCTGGCACACCTGCCTGATTCGGGCTGACGAACTTCCAGACTATGGCCCCACGCTTCTCGACTTCCCGTTTGAAATAGTGCTCAATATCTTTTTCGTTGTCCATTTCTCCCCCAAAAACTACAAAGACTACAAAACTACAACTACAACAGCGTTTTCTATATAATGTTCATATTAAGGGCTATATACGCGTATACGCGTACGCGCGCGCGTATATGCGTCTTTATTTTTATTATTTTTATATATACAATGTAGTTATGTAGTTAATATGTCGTAACCCCTTGATTTATAAGGGTTCACGCCAGCTACATTGTCAGCTACATTGTTTGTAGTTTGTAGCTTTTTAGAACATATTTTCTAGAATTTCAGCTACATTAAACTACAAAGTCTCCGACAATGTAGTTGGCAATGTAGTCGGCGATGTAGTTGGTCTGCAGTCAAGGATTCATTGACCGCTGATACCCCCTTTGGCTGCCATACGGGCCAAAGTTCCTGGGCGTTTTTATGGGCTCCCAGCCGTCCAGATTCCGCAGTACGCTGTTAATCTCCAGAGACTGCAGCCTGCCCATCACTTTAGGTGCGCCGTTCATGGCCTCCACCCACACTTCCAAAGCGCAAACCTTGTCGCGCAGAACTGTTCCCGTCGGCTGGTCAAAGTCGCCCTCGCTGGCATTGAGTAACGCCTTGCGGGC